TATGAGCATGAACACGCCGTTCCACCTGCGCCAGCGAGAGTTCAACGCATTCAACGCGGCCAACCCTGCTGTGTGGGAATACTTTGAGCGCTTCACGCTGGAGGCCATCAACGCTGGCCACAGGAAGATCAGTCACTGGCTCATCATCAACCGCATCCGCTGGGAGGTGGCTGTCCAGACGACTGGCTCAGACTACAAGATCAGCAACGACCACATTGCGTTCTACGCGCGCCTGTTCGTCAAGGTCTATCCACAGTATCGATTTATCTTCAACCTCAAGCGCATGGCTGACGAACCATGGCACAAGGACATGCCGTTATGAACAAGGATGACATCATCAAGATGGCGCGGGAGGCTCAGATGAGTCCTTCCGCAGAGGGTCTTTACTGGACTGCAACTCCGAGCGACCTTGAGCGCTTTGCCGCCCTTATCGCCGCCGCAGAGCGTGAGGCAATGATTGAACAAGGCTGGAGGCAATGCGCTAAAGGCCAGCGAACAACTCAATTTTGCGGGATGGTTGAACAGGCTGTGCTGGCAGAGCGTGAGGCGTGTGCGAAGGTGTGTGATGTGATTGATGACGGTCGGAAAGACTTGTCTGCTGATTGCGCCGCCGCCATCCGCGCAAGGGGACAAGCATGAACCAGACAGAAGTTTTAGCGATGCTTCACAACATCATTGCCAACAACCAGCATTACACAACGTGGACGGTATCAACACCGCACCTTGTTGAGTTGGTCAACCAGGCCGTGGAAGCAGAGCGTGAGGCGTGTGCGCAGATAGCCGAATATAAACTGGATGACAAGGGCTTGACCGCGCCTGATTCCCCCAAACATTGGTGGAACTATGCCTGCAAAAACATTCGTGATGCCATCCGCGCAAGGGGGCAGGCATGAGCGAGTTTGACGCCACTTGCTGCGGCATTCCCTGCATCATCCGCGTGACGTACTGGGAGCGCTACACCCCCGCCAAGGTCAGCGGCCCGCCCGAGCACTGTTACCCCGCAGAGGGCGGTGAAGGTGACTGGGAAATCCTCGACCGCAACGGCCGACCAGCGCCATGGCTGGAGCGCAAGATGAACCAGGCCGAGAGAGATCGAATCAGCAAACTTGTTTTTGACAAAATGGAGAACCAACATGACGACTACTAAGTACAAGCGCCGCACCTTCGCGGATGTTGAGGTCGCTGCCTACGCCAAGGGCTGGAGTGAGGGCCGCCACCAAGGCCGCAAAGACGCCCAAAAGGAATACGACCTGCTGGAGAAGGATAGCATTGAGCTAGGGCGCAAGCTCATGGCTGCCGAAACTAAACTGGCCAACGTGTCCCTGCGCAAGCTGGCCTGGTCACGGCTCACGGGCCTTTTCAAAAGGGAGAACTGACGTGTCCTTTACAGATTGGTGGGAACAATTGACCAAGGCAGAGCGCAAAGTCATTGGCGAGTCCAACGCCAAGTTTGTCTGGGAAGAATGCCAGAAATACACCCTCATGACCATTGAAGAGGCTTGCAAGGCCCAGGTGGCCTACGACCAGGGCGTCAAGGAAGGGCGCGAGCGCTTTGAAGTCCATATCGGTGGCTACACCCTCACCCCAGGCGTGCGCCCCGGCATGATCTGGATCAGCGACGCCGGTGGAGAAGGCGGCGACTTCCACCTCCACGAGCTGGCCGAAGTCATCGGCAAGTTCTATAAGGAGAAGTTCTGATGACAATGGGACAATCCCACCAACCAACCCCAAGGAGCTACCATGCGACCCGCTGAATTTTCCACAGAAAACCCCCCACGCCCCATCGACTGCATGGAGACCAAAGAATACATCGCCAGCCTGCGCCGGCGCATCGAAGTCCAAAACGACTCCATGGAACACCTGGCCTCCCAAGTGCACGTGCTCCTGGGAAAAATAGCCCACCTCCAAAACGAAATCGATAAACTGTCCCTCGACCTAGGCATCGAACAAGGAGCAGGAGGCCCCTCATGGAAACAAACCCCAACCTGACCCCCGACGACTTGGCCATGGTGCAAATCATGGTCATCACCATCGACCAGGTCAAATACGCCTTCATCGGCCCCGTGATCCACGACCCACGGGCCAAACACGACCGACAAATCACCGAAATCGAGTTCGGCGAAGTCCTCCCCCTGGGCCTCGCCTCACGACTCATGAACGGGGAATTCTGTCAAAGCATGGGGCTGCAATGAAAAACCCCGCCAGGAGCACTGGCGGGGTCTCTGGGGTCAAGCGGATAGTCTGTCGAGATTGAACCACTGGCCATGGTCCGAGGCCCACACAAAGCAGCCGGCCGACGATTGGGTAAAGGCATACCGCCCCTTCTTCTCATCAAACCAGACAGCCGGGTAACCCCCATAGTCCAATCCCAGTTTGGCCAACAACCTGGAGGCTGCAGCCGCCCGGTCATGACCCTCTTCAGGGTGACCGGCTGCCGGGAGTTCGAGCTCAATCCACACGCGATTCTTCGTGCTCATACTTTCTCACTTTCTAAATGTTAAGGAACGAATGTCAACTTTTTTAGCTGACATCTACATTATAACCCATAACATGTTCACTGTCAACTTGTCAAGTACCTATTTTATAGGGGTTTACCCTAGGTGGGCGGCGGGTTTGTACAGGACCACGGACCACGGACCGGGGCTGCAGCCGGAATTTCGGGGTTTCTATAGACTTTTTTTGAAAAACATGTGTTTTGTTTTTTTTTTTTTGAAAAATGACGTAATAGAGGTAATGGTGTAAGAAGTCAATGAAATCAATAGGTTAGACGTGTACAGAGCATTACAGCATGTTCAAGAGTGTAATTTCACATAAAATGCGCGCGCGATGACTTTTTGAAAAAAAAAAAAACATACATTACCCAAAAAAAGTCTACTAGAACCCTGAATTTGACTTGGAGGCCCTGCAGCCGGGTTTGCGTTAACTGTTGGATTGTTGGATAATGTTGACATGAAAATAGACCGACACATCCCTGTTCCGCCCGAGGCAGACGCCCGGCAGCGCTACCCCTTCCCTGATATGGCGGTGGGGGATAGCTTCCTGGTGCTGGACGCCGACTGGATCAAAAACCTGCGCAGCGCCGCATACATGTACAGCCGCCGCCACGATGGGGTGCGGTTCACCATCCGCAAGTACGGAGAGGGCTGGCGCCTCTGGAGGATTGCATGAGCAAGGACGAAAAGTTCTTGGCCGGTAAAAGTCTTGGGGGCAGGCCTGCGGTGGTCGAGGCGCGTATCACCGCGCCGGTCAAGCCGCACAAACCCAAAGTCCTGACACCCCAGGAATGGAAGTTCGTGGAAGAGTTCGTTTCGGGGGACGGCCACGTCACCCTGAAGGAGGCTGCCATCCGGGCCGGATACTCTGAAGTGTGGGCGAAGAATCGGTCCCGTGAACTGACTGACCCGGACAAGAGCCCGCACATTGTGGCTGCCATCCAGGAGCGGCGCAGGGAGCTGGGCGAAAAGTACGCCACCACCTTTGAGCGGCACATGCGGGACCTGCAGGTTATCCGCGACCAGGCCTTGGCTGCCGGCGCCTACGGGGCGGCCGTCCAGGCAGAGTACCGCCGGGGTCAGGCCCTGGGCACGATTTACATCGACCGCAAGGAAATCCGGCATGGCACCATCGACAGCATGAGCAAAGAGGAAGTGCAGCGCAAGCTGGACGAGATCAAGCGCCTGTACGGTGGCCACGCCGGGCCCATTGTTGACGTGACGCCCAAGCAGATCGAAGAGGAGGACGAGGACAATGGCGACGAAACCCGAAGCGAACCTGTACAAGCGCCTGAAAGAAAACCTCCCAAGCTGCCATTTCACCCGGATTGAGTCCAGGGTCAACCTGGGCATCCCGGACTGCCTGCTGGCATTCCCCCATGGCGAGTTCATGATGGTCGAGCTCAAGGTGGTCAAGCGCGGACGCAAGGTGAACCTGTCTCCCCACCAGGTGGCCTTTCACGTCAAGCACGCAGACCTGCGCTGCCCGACCTATATCCTGGTTCAGTACTTCCCGCCTGGTACCGCACATGCCCACAAGTCCGAGCTGCTGCTGTACTGCGGAGAGCAGGCCATTGACCTGGTGAACTTGGGCATTGACGCCAATCCCCTGGCCAGGTGGCCATGGACGGGCGTGGCCTGGTCCGAGTTGCGGGCGAAGTTGTTAGACAGTTGACGAGTATGCGTTAGTTGTGCTAGGATCACAAACACCTGGCTATTCAGGTGCAAACAGAAAGTGAGAAAGACCATGAATGGATATATAGCCTTTTACCGTGGCAAGCAACTGGAAGTGCTTGCCGATTCGTCCTACGCCGCCCAGCAGAAAGCCGCTGCCATGTTTAAGGCCCGCAAGGCCTACGAGGTGACGGTGGTTCTGGCTGAGCGGGACGGCCACCAGGTCGTGCACTCAACCGGAGAAGTGTGAATCCGATCAGACGAGAGAAAGTTAGACAGGCAATGATCAAGGCGGCCCGGCCCCAGGAACCGGTAACCCCACCCAGCCACAAGGGCTTGGTGGCCCGGCTGCTGGGGTTTTGGCTGCTGCATAAACTACTAGGTAAAAACGAGTAGTTGACACGAGTTGATAAAAGTAGAGTAGAATGCGAACCAGGCCAAGCAATCCCGCAGGGCCTACAACACAGAAAGAGAGAAAGCAAATGGAATTCAACACAATCATGCAAGCCTTGGTGAAAGACATCGCCGAGCAGCTGCGCCCCATGGTGGCCGATATGGTCAAGGAGGAGCTGGCCAATACGGACGGCGGAAACACCTTGGAAAGTATCGCCGCGAACATCGACCTGGAAAAGCTGGCCGAGCACATTGACGTTTCGTCCCTGGCCAGCGAGCTGACCGATGGCCAGCTGAACGATATCGCCAGCGATATCGACCTGGAAGACCTGGCCGGGGAAATTGACGTGGAGAAAATCGCGGACAAGCTGGACATCGATGAGATGATGCGTGACTTTTTCCAGAATAATAGTTTTTCGATCCGTCCCTGAGGTGGCCGTCATGAAACTTCACGCAGTAAATGTGATTGTCGGCGGCATCCCCACCGACAAACGAAAAAAGGTCTCGGTCCAGGTTGTCCTGGTGTTAGCCGATGACAAACAGCACGCGCTGCAGCAGGCTGCGCGCGGGTTTTCCACCTACAGCAATTTCGCCGAATACGCCTTTACCTATCGGAACGAATTTGACCTGACGGACGAGCCGCTCACCTGGATTTTCCAAACCTGGGAGCGCTCCGATTTTGACACTATCCAGCTGCTGGCTGGCGCTGAAATTTTGGAAGGGGTCCAGGCATGAAACACAGAACCAACGCACAAAAAGTGCAGTTCCTGATGACGGCCAGCCCGGCCGGCCCGCTGATGCAGGCCTTTGTGCTGGAATCGATCCGCCAGTATGCCGACCAGGTGCTGGCTGAGGGTATGCCGGAAGATAACACGCGCGCCTTGATTTCGCCGACCGCGTGGCACTGCTGCGCGGAGACCGCGCGCTTAGAGCTGGCCAGCATGGAAGGGGGCCAGGCATGAAACCGTATGTTTTTATGCTTTCGGACGAGCGGGCCACGTGGAACC